CTAGATCCACGATATACATTCGTGGTTTACAATAATGGTTTTGGTAAGAAGCCTTTAATGGGTGTGAAATTCATTAAAACGATTGAAGGTAATTATATTTACAGTGTTTATACTCCGACCACTTATCTCGAATTGGAAGGGTGGGAGATTGTTAAAGAACAACCCCATGTCTTAGGAGATATACCGATTATCGAGTATCCTGCAAACAACAATAGATTGGGTTCGTTCGAAGTTGTTTTAGGCTTATTGGACGCCCTAAACAATGTAGCTTCAAATAGAATGGACGGGATAGAACAGTTTATTCAATCGTTTATGAAATTTGTAAATTGTGATATTGACGAAGAAGATTTTATGGCTTTGAAAGAGTTAGGGGCAATTAAGATTAAGGGGGAACCCGGCAATCCTGCAGATGTGGCGATTGTATCACAAGAACTCAATCAAACACAAACACAAGTCACCAAAGATGACATTTACCAAATGATACTCATAATTTGTGGTATGCCTGATAGGAATGGGGCAAACCGTACAACGGGTGACACGGGTCAGGCGGTCATACTAAGGGATGGATGGAGTGCTGCTGAGTCGAGGGCGAGGGATAATGAACTCATATTTAAGCGTTCAGAGAAACAATTCTTAAAGTTGGCATTGAGGATAGCGAGAGATTATTCAGGATTAGATTTAAAGTTAAGCGAGATTGATATTAAGTTTACGAGAAACCGAACTGATAACTTACTCGTTAAGACACAGGGTATGCAGAATCAACTTGAAGCTGGAATACATCCTCAAATAGCAATCGCGAATAGTGGATTGTATAGTGATCCCGAACAGGTGTATTTAGACTCATTACCGTACTTGAAAAAGTGGTTAAGCGCAAAGGCAACGGCAACACCGGGAAATAATAAACCGAACGATGCTGAAAGCAAACTAGAAGGTGATGCTATTGATTGAGTTAAGATGTAGAAAATGTGGGAAATTGTTAGGTTACATTGAAGGTAAGGCTGAAATCAAATGCCCGAGATGTAAACAAATGAATAAAATTGATACCGAGCACACTAAGAGTGCCAGTTGACCGTTAGCAGCCCGGTTGGCGATTTGCCACTTAAAATATCGGAGATAGAGAAATCTCCTAAATAAAACGCAAAATAGTGCGCAGATGCACTCTAAAAAGGACAAGGAGGTTATAAAATATGGATTTAAAAACGTTACTAGGTGATGCCTACAAGGAAAATATGACGCTCGATGAAATTAATGAAGCGTTAGCAGATAAAAATTTTGTTGACCCTTCAACCTTACCGAAGTCGGTTGAGAAGTCGGTATTTGATAAGACGGCTTCCGAATTGGCGAAGGTGAAAAAAGAATTGAAAGCATTGAAAGAACAGACTATGACCGATGAAGAAAAAATTCAAGAGGAACTTAAAAAGGCACAAGAAGCACAAACCACTTATGCAAGAGAGTTATCTAAGTTACGAGCAAAAGAGATTTTTGTTGAAGCCGGTTTAAGTGAAAAAGAATATTCTTCCATTTTGGATACAGTGGTATCGGATGATGAGGAAGTTACTAAAACGAGAGCAAAAACAATGATAGAATTAATTGCTAATCAAAAGAAATTGGCAGAAGAAAAACTTAAAAAAGAATTATTAAAAGATACTCCAACCCCTAGAGATGGCGATGGAAGTTCGACCATAACCAAGGAAGATTTTAAAAAGATGGGTTGGAGGGAGCGAGTAGAACTCAAACAACAAAATCCAGAGTTGTTCAAACAGTTATCAAAAGAAGATTGACAAGGAGGAATAAATTATGGCATTAGATCCAAATGCGACAAAATTAGCAAATTTAATTGACCCAGAAGTATTAGCACCAATGATAGAGCAAAAAATGGTGGACTTGATGAAATTCGCACCTTTGGCGCGACTTGATTATACTTTGCAGGGTAGACCTGGAAGCACCATTACTTTACCTAGTTATGCTTATATTGGAGATGCGGAAGATGTCGCAGAAGGTAGCGACATTCCAATCGCTGAACTGACACAATCCAGAGTAGAGGTAAGTGTCAAAAAAGCAGGTAAAGGAGTTCAAATTACCGATGAAGCGGTGCTTAGTGGATATGGTGATCCAATCGGTGAAGCAATAGATCAATTAGGACTATCTGTCGCAAGTAAGACAGATAACGACGTATTAGAGGTATTGGGTGGTATTCAAGCGCCTATGATACACGCTGCGTCCGGACCATTGACTTCCGACGAGGTAGCCAATGCCCTTGTAAAATTTGGCGAGGATATTGACGGTGAAAAGGTGTTACTAATTGCTCCTGAACAATTAGCACAACTTAGAGTCAACGAAAATTGGATACCCGCTACCGATATGGGAGTTCAGGCGCTTATGAGTGGTGTTATTGGTATGATTTGGGGTTGTCAAGTAGTTATATCCAATAAGATTAAACTTGATCAAGTATCCGGTAAGTTTGTGAACTTTATCGTGAAACCCGGTGCATTAGCAGTTTATATGAAGCGAGATACTTTGCTTGAAACTGACAGAGATATTATTAATAAGTCTACTGTAATGACTGTTGATAAACATTATGTAGCATATCTGTATGATGCTTCTAAGGCAATCAAAATTGAAACCGTTGAGCCAACTTACACAATAACCGCAACAGTTACTGCTGGCCAAGGGGCGGGAACTATTGTAATTAAGGTGGGAGATACTACTATAGCGCCTGAACAAACTGGAACATATGAGCTTGTAAATGGGGTTTATTCTTACACAGCATCCGCAACCGGATATGTCACCAAAACTGGAACATTTACCGTTGAAGGAGAGGATAAAACATTAGCTATTACCCTTGAAGAAGATGGGTCCTAGGAGGGATTAGAGCATGGGAATGTTGTTAAGACGACATAGAGTTAAAAAAGATAACCTCCCTAAACTCACAACGTTGGAACATGTAACACCTAAAGCGAAAGTTAAGGCGAAGGTGGATTATAGGGAGTTAGATTATAACTCTCTCAAAACCTTTGCTAAAAAGCAAGGGGTGAATCTAGGGAAGTATCGCAAGAAGGATGAGATTATAGATCAACTAGATAAGATTTTAGGATAGGAGGTTGGTGGGATGACGACTCAATTAGAACGATTAAAAATCCACTTAGAGATAACCGATTCAAGCGAGGATGCTTTACTTCGAGATATTTTGACAAGTGCTAAGAACGCTATCCTTGCGAGAAGGTATCCATATACCGAATATCCGATGGATGAAACAGGGGAAACCATCCTTGAAAAGCGATACGAGGACTTACAAATAAGAATAGCGGTTTACCTCTACAACAAAAGGGGCGCTGAGGGTCAGACGGCTCATAACGAAAACGGTATAAACCGTACATTTGAAAGCGCCGATATCCCCGAAAGCATACTACGAGTTGTAACCCCTTACGTGGGGGTGTTTAAGTGAGAACGTTAGAACGCAATAAACAAACGATTTATTACGCATTGTACGAGGGTAAAGAACCATTAACAGACGAGTATGGGAACCCGACAGGGGAGTACGAGGTTTTATATAGTGAACCTGTACTTTTGAAAATCAACGTATCAGCTGCAAGAGGTGAGTATTCCACCAGACAATTTGGCGAGATGGAGAATTACGAGAAGATCCTCGTCACAGACGATACAAACCTTCCCATCTCCGAAACAAGCATCTTATGGATAGATTCATTAGATACAACCAAGCCCCACG